TTCGGATTTTTATTTTAACTCTAAGATTAAACATGTCAATATGGAAAATGAGGCATGTCTAGATATACAATCGGCACAATTAGCAGATCAGGTTATGAATCAAAATTTCCCTTTATTTGTCGGTAATACACAAGTTTGTTTTGCTCAAGGTTTTTATAAAAATTATATGTTAACTGTAGGTCATTTATCAGGAGAAGCTAAAGTAAAGATCGATAATATTTTGTATGCGACTAAAGTAATAGCGTTGGACGAATTAAGAGATTTAGCAATTTTAAAAGTTTTAAGTAAATCAGTCTCATTTAAAGATATTCGTAAATACTTCCAAAAAGAGCGCGTTAACAATTCAGTCGATGGTTTTAAAGCTACGTTATATGTCAGGTCTGACACAGGAAATATCTATGAAAAACCAATAACTCTTAAGGAGCAGAGAATTTTAGAAATAAGAGGTGGTAAATTAAAAGACGGTCTTCTTTATAATGTACATTCGTTAGAAGGAAACCATCCAATTCAAACTCAAGCTGGTTTTTGTGGAAGCCCTATGCTAATTTGTAACTCAGCTTATCCAGAAAAAATCTTAGGTTTACACGTAGCAGCAGATGATGTACATGGTTTGACTTCTGTGGTGTTTAGGAGTGATCTGGAATTTGAAGAAATGGAAGAACAAACATATGAACCTCAAATACAAGAAGAGAGCATCGTCGTTTTACCTTTTCAACAAGTAACAATAGAAAATTTAGAACTTCCTGAAGGACTCAATCCCCCTTTAAAGTGTGTTGGCAGAGCAGGTATTTTTAAAGGTGATAAGTTTATTTCAAATAAAGCATATTCTAGTGATAAGACCCAGATTTATCCCTCCCCTTTTCAAACTGATGATGAACAAATTTTTGAACCATCTGTTTTGTCTGAACGTGATCCTCGCTTATTAGTTCCTTGTCATAATATTATATATAAAGGTCTTAATAAATTTGCTAAAGAACAAAAAGATATTAATATTCAATTTCTTGATGAATGTGTAGAAGAATTAACAGAAGTTTTGTTAGAAGGAATAAGAAGAACTGGGATGCAAACAAAAATTTTAGACATGGATGAAGTAATCAACGGCTGTAAATACTATTCAACCTCTCCAAGTCTTAATATGAGTAGCGGTGTTGGATATCCACACTCTTATGAATGTGGAGGGATGACGCATAAATCCGATGCCTTTGTCTTTAATATAGAAACACTGACTTACCAATTTGCTAATAATGAACAAGGAGACCAAATAAAATCTGATTTAACAACTTACTTGGACTATCTTAAAAATCACGAAGGAAGAACAGCAGTAATTTATGTAGCACAAAAGAAAGATGAGGTTTTAAAAATTAAAAAAATTAATGACTGTGGAACACGAATTTTTGAAATGGGCCCATTGTATCATTTCATGGCAATGAAACAATATTATGGTGCAGCACAAGCAATTTTAACTTATGTAAATTCTTCAATTCCATTT